CCACCTGAAGTTGAAGATTACCAGCGGCGTCCTCTGAGAGCTGATCTTTCATATGCTCGAACCAGGTTTCAAACTCAGACGTATTCCCATTGATGAGAGCAGACCATTCATTCTTGTTTTTTGCCATGAACGACTTCCACTCATTTGTGTTATCGCTCATGAAAGCTTTCCAGGCATCCGTATTGCTGCTGAGCCACTCAGCCCACTGAGCACCCCACTGAGCAACAAGTTTGTCGATGTCCATGCCCTTCAGCACACCCGTTACATAAGGACAAGCAGATGTACCGACTGCATTCTCAATATTGCTCTGCGAAATGGATGTAGCCCCAGCAGGAATGGAAATATAAGCGAGCGGATGCTGGTTGAGTAATTCGCCTTCCGTCATGGTGGGCTTTACTGGTTTACTAGATGGAGTACCTTTTAGAATTTTAATTGTGTTTTTGCGAACTTCGGTGTTATTATTAACCTCCAGAACAATCGCGTCAATTCGATTTAGGAGGACGTCCGAGTTCGCCAGTGTAAGCGGCAACAGAGAATCGTTCAATGTCCATGTATGGTTAAACCACGCTCGCCCAATGCCAACAGTAATTCCCATACCACCGGATGATTTTACATTCAACGCATCGCCAATGGACATATACACGCCGTCCACAATGATGCCATCAAATATACTCGACATCTCAAGAGCGTTGTACTTTCGATCGCCTTTTATCGAGTTGTAAAAACCATATGTTACACTCATGAAATATGAATCTCCTTTCCTATACTCAAGTTACGGTCGAAAGCGTGGGGTAAGTAACAGTGCCTTGTGTGTCAATAGCCGTTACAATTTCCGAAATTCTGGCCCTACTCTCCATTCCGTACTCATTAGCGATTTGAACAATATCGCCGATGAAAAAATCCTTACCGTATTCGAACATCTTTGTCATTTCGACTTGGCCCTCAAATGATTGGGCAGCTACACTTTCTCATCGCCACGCTGAGCGAGTTGCTTCTTATATTCTTCGTCCGAAAGAGTGACATTGTCTTCTGTCGTAGTCGAAATATCACGTGCATCCACAAACAGCTCTCGACGCTCCAAGCCACTTCCCTCGCCGACGGAGGTGGTTTTTCGTTCGGCACCCTCTCCCTCGCCGGCAACCAGCGCAACATTCTTATATTCTTTTTTGGATTCGAGATAATTGCTATTGGCAATATTTTCAAATTTGGGTGAAAATACGACGTAAGGATTTTCCGTCTGAGCATAAGTACGGTCAGCACCAGCGTAGAGTTTAAAGACGAACTGCTTCTTATCGTTCAACGTGACCTTGAAACCAAGTCCTGTGAGTCGACAAATTTCGGAGATAACATCATACAAATTGTCTCCAGTGAACTGCGCTGTAATTTTCGGCTCTGTGACAGCTTTCTCGGCGCTTGTCTCGAATACGAAGTTTGGGATTTTGCGGTTGACATCTTTTGGAGAAATAACATTTTCATCAAGAAGCTTTTTAATGCAATCCTGTACGCTCCCATCCAAAAGAGTTTGAGTCCACACGATACGTCGTGAAAGAAGAGATTCTAACGACCGACCTGTAATGGTAACGCTGTTACCGTTTTCTGGGTCTGTATCAATTAGAACCTCTTCAATAATCATGACGTGCTCAGACGAGCGGCTTTGTAAATAATAATCCATTTGCAGCAGAGACAGCGCCTGGTCTGTAACGGATGTGTATATCTCAAAGTCCCCATATTCGTCGTATCGGTCCGTCCATATAAGGGAATTAAAGGTATCAACGATGTCATTGGCTTCCAGAGTCTTATCTAAAACCCAAATATCCACGCTTATACCCCCTCATAGATGATGTTGTTATAGACTGTAAAATATAGCATCTCCGAACCTTTTTCAGCCGTATAAGCAAGGATGTTATCGCCTTTCACCAGCTGAATCCATGAAGAATCCTTTGTAAGGCAATTGAGAATATTCGTCCGAACGCCATTCCGGAGCAAAGTGACAGACTTCTTCCCTTTCACAGTGCAAATGTAAATATCGTCACCTGCAACAATGGTCGAGCCAGTAATCGATTTTAGCTTTTCTGTATCTATTTTGATAAATTCCCGCGTTCCCGTATTGTAGATCGTAACGTTCTCCACTGTACCGATTGCGTGAATTTGAATCGTGACGCCGATTTCGCTGTCGCCGTTATAATAGACCGTTTGTTCCTGTGCAACCTCGATTTCAGACATAATGATGTTACGTTCCTCGTTTGAACCGTTTTCTGTTTCATTCGAAAACTCAAACTCAAACATCGGGACAACACCGCTGAAGACCATTGCGTTCGCTTCCGTCGAGTAGAAGTATGGATCAGGGCATATGATTGAAATTTGCGTGTACTCGTTCTCGTCGAAAATAACCGGTTCATTCGACTCTACGTAGCCTGCAATATAACAAGACCGATTGTCCGTCTCGAAGGTAAGGATTAACTCTTTTTTAATTGGAAAATACTTATAGGACTTCTGACGGACGGTCTCAATGTCCGGAGCAATCATGAAGCGAAGTGTCATAACGATATTTCGTGTCCCAAGCCGGGCCGAATTATATAGCGACCCATCGCTCGACGTAAGCTCTGTGACATTGATATCCGCTTTTCCCGGACCAATTCCGGTAATGTCGGTAATGGCAATACCGGAATCATACGGGTTCGTGAGTTCCATCTTCAGACTTTCACCGAGATAGTTTGTAACAGTGACCGACTTGATCATCGTTTACTCACCGTTCCTTTCATCGCCGAGAATTGATTCTTTGTCTGCCGATAGATTTCAACCCTCGACAGGGCTTTCGGCGAATAGTTGTTTTGCGTGAAGTAGTTGTATGTGGCCGCGGAACCATCTTGGAACCCACCATTTTGATTTCCGCTGGTGTGGGCCCTGCTCATGTTGGCGTTGATCGACATTGCCTGCGTGCGGCTAAACATTGCATTTATCTGTCTGGTTCCGGACTGAACATTTGACAAGTCCAGTACAGGACGAATCGTTGGCTGTGCGTCTATGTCACTGTTGATATAGTCCGAAATCTTCGACACCGCCTCCGTGAGTCCAATTCGAGCTTTCGAGCCCATCTCGGCACCAGCACGATATGACTTGTCGGCATAATCACCGATCGCTCCAACGAAGGCAACACCGAAGAAATCGCCGATTTCATACCCCACTTTCGATGGAGAATGCTCGTCGAGTTCCCGTCTTGCAGCGCGAGCAGCCGCAGCGGCCATTTCGGCAGCTTTTGCTTCCGCCAGGAATGTGTTGGCACTGATGCCATTGGCGAATCCAGCTACCATGTCGCGGGCGGCGTCATAGAATTCGGTATTTCGTACAATAATGGATGACAGCACGTCCGTAATAATCTCGCCAAATGCAACAATTGGAAGCCCAGCCTGAGAACGAATCCCCATGACCATATACTTTACCGTCAGTTGACCGAAAGTTTGGAAATTGGGGAGTTTTCCATTCAGAGTTGTAAGGACATTCCCTACCATTACAACAAATACCGAAATTACTCCGCTCTTTCGCGTGTTCACAATAGCGATAATAGAAGAAAGCATTCCTGAAACCGCCTGAGTCAGCGTTCCGATTCCATTTTGAAATTCGAGCGCTAGCCCGGATACACTAACCATCCCGAGATTTCTCAAGCTATTTGCAAAACTGGTAAGTTCCTGCGACACACCTTCTAATGTGACACTATTCCACTTTCTCGCTGCATCGGCCAAATCGCCAAGCGGTCCAACCAGCGTGTCAAGTGACCACCCGCTCATAAACGAGAAGCTAAATGCATTCACACCATCGGCCAGCTGCTTGAGCGAGCTGTCAATACCTTCGGGTACTTTGACATAGTTCCATTTCCTCACTGGGTCAACCAAATCGCCAAGCGGACCGACAAGTGTCCCAATCGACCATCCTCCTGCAAAAGCGAAACTGAACGCTTTCACGCCGCTTGCCAGACTTGTGAGTCCTGTTTCAAGGTCTTCGGGAATGGCAACGCCCTCCCATTTCCTCACAGCGTCAGACAACTGAGCAATACCGGGAGCCGCTTCCGCAATAGCGCCTGCACCAAATCCGCCGAAAGTAAACGCCTTCACACCGCTCGCCAATGATCCAATCTTATCCCCCAAGTCCTCGGGGACATCAATATTGGACCATTTTGAAATTGAATCAGCCATTGTACCAAGAGGAGCAGCAACCTCAGCAATTGTAGATGCACCCCACCCACCAAAGGTGAATTGCAAGATTCCGCCGGCAAGTTCTCCAAGTTGAGCGCCTAATCCTTCTGGGACTGTCACTCCGGCCCATTTCTTTACAGAATCAGCCAATACTCCGAGTGGTTCTGCTATTTTGGAAATAGATGCGGCACCAAAACCGGAAAGAGTGTTAAGTAAGCCGCCTAGGGCAACTTCGCCCATGGCTGCCCCCATTGCTGCAAGTCCTCTGCCGATTTCATCCCATTGCATAGAGCCGAATTTTGCAAGCGCATTGGCTAAGTCATCAAGGCCCTGAACTGCAAGCAGCAATGTTCCAGCACCGACCAGGCCCGCTAAACCTGTGAGAGCACCAAGCGCTCCGGTTACGACACCAACTTCAAGAAGTGCTCCGCCCATTGCGGCAAGACCACGCCCGATTTCCGGCCATTCCATGGCTCCAAATTTTGCGAGTGCGTTGGCCAAATCATCAAGCGACTGAACACCAATGAGGATAGTTGCAGCGCCTAAAAGGCCAGAAAATCCAGCCAACTTACCGAGCAATCCGAAAACGGTGCTAAGCTCCAAAAGAGATAACAGCATGCCAGACAGACCATTGCTGATTTGTTCCCAGGTCATGCCTCCAATTTGCTCTAGAGCATTGGCAATATCACCGAGCGACTGGACGCCGATAAGAATTGTCACCGCACCGACAATCCCAGAGAATCCAGCCAACTTTCCAAGGAGACCAAAGACGATCGCCAATTCAGAGAGGGCGAGCGCAATTCCGGATAGTCCGAGACTGATTTGATCCCAGGTCATGGAGCCGATTTTCTGTAAATTCTCAGAAATTTCATCGAGGGCTTGGACGCCAATCAGAACTGCGGTTGCAGCTAACAGACTTTTTGCCCCTGCGAGTTTGCCCAACAAACCAAGCGTCACGCCAAAAGCAGTAAGTGCAGTTCCCATTCCCACAAGGCCACGTCCGATTTGCTCCCAGGAAAGATTTCCGATTTTCTCAAGGTTTTCAGAAATCTCATCGAGAGCGAATGACGCGACCAGAATCCCAGCTGCTCCAAAAAGAGCTTTGCCTCCTCCGACTTTCCCTAAAATTCCAAGTACAGCAGCAAACTCAGCCAAAGCGCCGCCCATTCCAGCCAACCCTCGGTATATGTTTTCCCATTTCATTGCGCCAAACTCTTGAAGTGCATCCGCAAGAATTGTACATGCCGCACTAAGCGTGATAATGGCGATACTGCTTCGAAGGGTTACCGCATTCCCTTTTCCGATAATTCTCATTGCAGCAGACAGCTCAAGGAGGGCACCGCCAACCGCAGCCAATCCTCTTGTCACTTCATCCCAAGAAAGTTTAGCCACTTTCTCCATAGCTGACGCCAAAATATTAACCGCTTCGGCAATCGCAATCATAGCGAGACTCGACTTTATGGTTCCTTTGGCATTAAACACAGACAAGGTCTTTGTCAGCGATTTAAAACCTGCATTCAATGCGGATATCATAAGACGAATCCCGACGAGGGAGTATGCGACCTTTCCCGGCTCAATTTCGGAAACAGTTCTGAGCGCTGAACTAAGCGCCATGACCGCAACGCCAATACCGACAAGAGACGCGACATTTATTCCTTGCTGGAAAGAATCAAGAGAATCGTGTACAGACGACAATACATCAGAGAATTGCGCCGCGCCGCTGTCTTTCTTTCCGAAGCTCGACAGAACATCTTTTATCTTGTCAACCAAGCCGCCCAGCTTTTTGACAAACATAAAAATCCCGCCGCCTGCAAGGCCCGCAAACACATCTCCGGCTGATATGTTTTCTGAAATCCATGTCAAAGCGCCGACAACTGCATCTTTTATGTGTCCTGCAACGGTTGAAATTACGCTTCCGACTTTCGAAAACACACTTCCAAGATTGCCAAAAGAATCTCGCACAAATGAGCATGCATCCGATATGCCGTTCAGTGCTTTTGTGATTGTCTCGCTGACAACCGCAAAGCCGTTTCCGTTCTCAATCCCCTCATTCAGCTTGATAAAGAATGCGCCAAGCGATGAGGTGACATCAAGAACCGAGTTCCCAAAGGACGAAACCGCGCCGCCAGTAAGAAAACTCATAACCGGTTTTACAATTGCCGAAATCGCTTTTCCACCAATATCGAAAAGTGAAAATACGCCTTTAAAGGTTGTTTTTAATTTTGTAGCCGCACCTTCGCTGAGCTTCAAATTTTCCGTAAAGTCTCGTAAATCTTTGGTGAATTTCGTAAGTTGCCATCCTTTTAGAGAAGGAAACACCTCTCGAAATGCCTCATTTACGGGTTTAATTACGCTTAAAATGCCATTAAAGGAATTTTCAAGACTCTCTATCAG